GGCTCGGAACAGTAGGCGCAGCGGCTGCCCCAGTCCTCAAATATCGAAGCCCTGAATCTTGATTTGGTGGTGCGCTTGGGCAGTAGCTCGGTTCCATCAATCTGATGGTCGAAGGCCATTTAATAATCCCAGCGGACGCGAGGCCGACCTGCTCTGACACCTAGATGCACGAACCCTTTGGGCGCCCCGTATCCGACGCTGCAAGGCCACTCCTTATCGCACCACGACTGCACAGCGTTAATGTCTGCGCCTTGAATGTAGAAGTCCACAGCGCCAACACTGGGCGCGTTGTAAAGGTGCTCACTGCTGCTGGCGCCACCCACTGATTTATTGATGGCCGGCGGCCTGTATCCGCTGGTGATAATCACCGGCTTGCCACCAAAGGCCACTCGCACCCGCTCCAGAAATGCAGCCAGTTCGGCGGCGGTTGCGATCTGGTGCTGATGCGTGAACCGCCTGGCCTCCTCATTCAGCGCAAACTCACCGATGGTAATGTGCGGTGTGATGAGCGCAGAAAACGGGCTGGCCGGGCTTAGCTTCGGCTGCTGCGGATTGCCAGCCCATAGCTGACCCTCAGCCTCACGGCGGCGCTTCAGGCCAGCCTCAACGTTGGTGCCAGGGTTGCGGTAGAGCAGCAGCGCAGCAGGCACGGCTGACCAGTTCTTTGCGCAAAGCTCGCGGCTGATGGTTTCAAACCCTTCGGCGCCATAGAACCCACTGCCCAGGTTGTAGGCGAACGAGATCAACGCGCACTTCTGGTGATCAGCCATCGCCGCCCAGTGCGGCACAGTTGCGCGGAGCTTTTCAGCAATGTGGTCGATCTCTTGGCGAAGCAGCATGTCCGCCTCGATGGCGTTGATCCGGTCGCCCTGCTTGACCTTGCGGCCGTCGCTGTAGCGTGTGGTCCCGTAGCCGATCGTTGCCACGTCCCAGCCGTGCAGCGGGTCGGCGTATGCCTCAAGGTGACAGCCCTCGAACTCCTTGATGATCTTCAACGCCGCGGCCAGGTCGGATTGCTGCGCCGCTGGACTTCCCGCCGCCCGCCAAAGCTCAGTGAACGATTGGCGCTGCGCATCGGTCAGACCCTGATCCAGCGCTGAAAATGCCGCTAGCTGATGCGGCGTGATCTTGCCAGCTCTGGCAATGTGCTCAGCAGCGGCGCGAACGGTGGCGTAGCTCATCGGTTGATGTTGCGGAGTGCGGCCTTGACAGGGTTATACATGTTCAACACAGCGGCTACCTGGGTGGCGGTAGCGATGCCGCCGATCTTCTCCTCGATGGCCTCTGTGACGGCAGCCTGCAGCTGCAGCGGCTGAGCCTTGTTCATCAACATGTAAGGCACCGTCAGATCAAGGCGCTTAAAGATTGCAGGCAGCTCCTTGCGCAGCGCCCGGTCAGCGGCCATCTTGAGCAGGGTGCGGCCCAGTTCAAGGGCAATGGTGCGGAAAATGGTTGTCATGGTGGGGATTTGGTGAGGATGCCGCCGATCCAGCCGGCAGCGCCGGTTACGGATGCTGCGACTGCTGCGGCCATGGTGCTGCAGCTGGCTGGTGTGCGAACCCGGCAGACGATCAAATCAGCGGCGCCGATCGCTATGCCGGTCAACAGCACGCCAACCAGGCAGCGAATCAAAAACGCGCGCTCGGTTGGTGTGGTCATTTCTGCCCCTCCAGCTTGCTGACGCGCTGCTCGACGCTGCCAATGCGGCCGAACATCTCCTTGCGCTCGTCTTTGATGTCGGTGTGTAGGATCTGTAGCTGTGTGGCTATGTTTTCAACCCCTGCGGTGAGCCGAATAACGGCCTCCCGCGCTTCATCGTTGCGCCGTGAAAACCCCATGCTGCCCATCGCAGCCCAGGTGATAGAGGCGCCGGCCACAGCGGCTAGAACTTCAATCACGGGCCTCAGCTGCTTTGGCTTCAGGCTATGGATCAGGCGCCTGTAGCAGCGCCGGGGGTAAAGGTGAGATCAATCGGCTGCAGCCCTAGCTCAGCGTCGATCGTGCCATCAGAGCCAAGGGCCACGGTGACGTTGACGTACCCAGCGCTGCGGTGTTCTTCTTCTGGTGCGGCGGTATATCGCCAGCGGGTGTTGGTTGGCACGATGTTGCCGCTGAAGGTTTGGCCTCTCCAGATGATCGGCGGCAGTTGGAAGCTGCGGTAGCCGCCACCCTGGCCTTGGAAGTGATTGCGGATCAGGCTGGCCTCTGCATCGGTGAGCGCGATGTAACCCAGCGTCAGCTGATAGTTCTGTTGCGTGGTGCCATGCCTGAACCGCACAGTACCCGCTCTGATGCTGGGCACCTCCGTCAGCGGGAACTGCCCAAAGTCGTAGGACCTGGCGGCAGGTTCCAACGCAGGGAACGTGGCCATTAGTTCTGCAGCGTGATGGTGCTGGCTGCCACGGCGAATGTGCCGCCGCTGCTGGATACATCACTGCCGAAGTCGTTGTAGGCCACCACGGGATCAGTGCTTGCCGCGCCGCCTGTGGATTTGTAAATCACCAGCCCCCGTGCTGTGATTGTGGAAGACGCCCACGACACTCCGGCGAACTGTATCGTCACCCGATCGGTGGCGGTGTCTTTGGTGACGGTGCAAACGGTGGCAACCCCGCCAGCGGTGTAGCCGGTGCCGGTGGCTTCATTGGTTACGTCGTCGCGCTTGTCATGCGTGTCCTTGTTCGGCGTGTAGGTGCTGGTGACCAGCATTGCTTTAAAGCTGTTGGTGTCAAAGTCGATATTCCCGCGCGCTACGTCGTCAATGCAGGAGTTGAAGATGAGTGATGCCACGGGTCATATTGCATTTAAGTAAGGCTATGGAGGGCTTTTAAGTGAACAGGAACCGGGCGATGGCATAGGCGTTGCCAGTTGTATTCGTTGGCAGGCTGTCACCGCTGCCAAACTTGTAAGAGATTGAGCCTATGGCAGCGTTAAAAGTTAAGCCCGTATGATTGCGGTAGACAGTCCTTTCCGTGCCACTAACACCGCGCGTTGAGATTGCATATTGAACACCGGCAGATAAGACAACAGGCGTAATCGAAACATCAGCCCATGCATTTGCAGAGCTGGTAATGTCCACAGAAGCAACGGACGACCCCGTATCTACTCTGTGTATTATCACGCGCTCTACAATTGAACCGCTAGGCATGTAAAGCCCGAGCGCTTGGCAAGTAATGGCAGAAGCGCCTACGGTGAATTGATACCCGACCCGATCATTACTAATCAGAACGGCCTCTCCAGCGGTTGCCCATGAATGGCTTACGCTTTGCGAGAGAACAGAAGCCGCACCAGCCGAAAATGACACCGCAACTGTCAGCGCAGCACTTGGGGCATTGATGAAGGATTCCGCAGCACCAGCCGCCAGCGATGCCGTAACCGTCAGATTGAACCCTGGCACCGACGCCCCGAGATCGCCGTTAACCGCACCAGCTGCGAGTGACACCGCAACTGTCAGCGCAGCACCTGGAGCTGATGCGCCTAGGTCGCCACTGACCGCACCAGCTGTGAGCGACGCGGTAACCGTGAGGTTAAAGCCGTTGATATTGGCTCCTTCAGGCGGCACCGTCACCAGCTCTATGCTCACGTTGTAACGCTGAGCGCATGGGATGTCTTCAACCTGTGGTGCGTTGGCGTAAATCCAGCTGTAGCCAGTGGGCGTGAAGTTGGCCGGCGTGGTCATGCCACTGAGCAGGCTGTCGGGAATGGCGAAGCTGAGAAAGCGCCCCCGCTGGCCAACGTAGTGGCTGCGGACGCTGAGCATCTCCGATTCAGTGAGACCTAGGAAGCTCAGCCGTAGCTGCTGGTCTAGAATTACATTGCTAGTCCGCACACGACTCTGTAGCCCCTTAAGGGTTTGGATCTCAGAGTGAGGATGCCGCCCTGGCGTAAAGGTCCGACTTGATGGGGTGAGCGTGGGAAAGGTGGCCATTTCTAAACAGGAACAAATGTATTTGAAATTGACCACCCCATCGGGTAGATGATTCCGGGGTCCTGCCCACCGCTGCCTAGGCCTATCCACACTGGATTAAATCCAGGTTGAGCCAAGAGGAAAAACCATCCAAAATCTTTAGAGCCGCCGCATTCACCGGGGTTATCGTATCTGTAAAGCCCATAAGCAAAACCGCCATATGATACAGTTCCTCCATTTGCAAAACCAACAGAAGTATCAGGAGGATTGGGACAAACGTAAATTCCACCTTGTAATACTTTGTTGTATTGAGTAAAGTTGCCACTTGCAAGCGTCAGTGTTGATGTGTAAGTACCAGGCGCCCAATCGTCTGGTCCTGGTATTGCCCCGCCTGGAGCTGCAGCGCCTCCCTCCATGGGTATAGGCACCAGTGGCGCCGGTGTAGTCGGAAACTCTGGAACATTAGGGTCGCCAGGTTTTGGATAGTCTCTAAAGGGATTATCTTCTTGATTGTCCTTTTCGTCGTCTTCATTGTCTTCCGTAGGATCACCATCGCCAAACCCACCACCACCATCGCCAAAGTCAGCAATTGAGCTTTCGTAGTCAGGGAAGGTCCGCTGTGTAAACGTCTCAGCCGGCACACTGGTATTTGCTGAAGAGTTCACGTCGCAGGTAGCACCGCTGAGCCCGGTTGGCAGCAACAGGCCGGTGCCTGTGGCGGCATTTACTTCCTGAGCCACCACGCTGGCAAGGTTGGCATCAACCGGGAAGTGGGTCAGGTCAAGTTGCACCTCACCCGTGATCGACTTGCCGATGCGGTCCACCTCGTAGAGGTAGTCGTGAACGCTGTCCGCTCCGGTGGATGCCACACGCTCCAAGCGCACCCGCACCAGATCACCAGCCGCCAGCGTTGGGTTGTATCCGTCAGGCTTGACGCCAAGCTGTAGCCGGTGGGTAACGTGTTTGCGCTTGGACAGGATGTAAGCGCCCACCTTGACTGCGTGGTTTTCAGTAGAGCAGAATCCGCTTAGGTCGTGCTGTTCATAGGGTCCATCGGCAGCAGTGCCGGTGTAACGCACCTCAGCAGTCCTCATCACAGGTATGCCTAGATCATCCTGCTGCCGCCACAGCACCGTGGCGCAGAACGGCTTACGGTCTGCCAGCGGTGTGTATGTGATCTCAAAGCTGTCTGGGATGATGTGCTCTTCGGTGAACGTGAACACCCAGCTCACTGCTGTGGTTTTGATCGTGCCGTTGTTGTTGGTTGGGATCAGTGGCTTAAGCGCTTCCTTGCCGCCGATTCGTGTTTGACGCAACAAGAAATACTTAAGCCTGTCGCTTATCCAATCGACTAAATTATTAGATTGTCTTTCCTCTCCGTTAAACCAAAACCCATTGACATCGGTAAATGTTGCTGCTGCCAGAAAACTGGTGGCGGTGTCGATCATTGCATCAGGCACCTTGGAGCTATTGCGCAGCAGATACAGCAGCAAATCAGCCACGTTGTTGCTTGGGCCGCTGACGCTATCAAGCAGCCGCGTGACGTAGATCCCGCCACGGATAAAGCAATGCACCTGGCGGTTCCACTGGTCAAATCCTGCCGGGATCGTGACCGAGAACGCCATTGTGCTCAACCCGTCATAGGTGCCGCCGGTACCGCAATAGGTTGGCGCCTCTAGGTTTGGCGTGTTGTTGATAAAGTTGCCGGCCACAAAGGTGCCAGCGCGGCGGCCGTAGGTCTGGGTAAAGCTCCCAACCCGGCACGCACGTTGGAATACATCGCGGACTTGGATCGAATCAATCTGCCCTTCGCTGAGCACTAGGTGGTAGCTGGCCGTGATGTTGCTGGATGCGTCGTCTTCAAACCTGGCCTCTGTTGCCGGCGGGCTGATTAGTACGCCGCCAGTGCCATTAATGCGGCGGCAAAACACAATTGGTATTGGCTCACCAACGACTGCGCCGCGCTGTTTTACGTCAAGCAAGTTATTGCCTTCTGCTCCCTTTTCAACTAACGGAGTGCTAGCTTCAGCACTTGCCGGCAAGAGCCCCTTGCCGCCGCCAAGTGTTAATAATCCAATTGGCAGCACCCCAGAGGTTGACCTAACCCTTCGGGGAGCTTGAGTGTAAGGGGTAAAATCTACAGCTGGCATGGCGCACCTATTAGTTTTGTTGAGAACTTACGCGGCGGCACTTGCGCGCCAACTGGTGAAATGCTACTGCCAAGCTGCATTGTGATCTGAGTAAAGCTGCCCGACACTCCAACCACCTCCCCGAGGTAAGACGCAATCAACGTCTGCCCGCCCTGTGGAGTGCTGTTGCCAAAAATGGTGTCAAACTCGTATATCCGCAGCTCTGCCAGGCGGGCTTCGTTGAGCGACTGCAGCACCACCTCTATCACGTTGGTGGTGGCTGGCAGGGTGACTGAAATTGAGGCTTCTGATTGCACTTCGCCAGCGGTAATACCATCAGCGTCGAAGTGCTGATACGCCCACACGGCGCCCCCATAGCTCACGCTGGTGTTGACATAGTAAGACTGCCACCGCTGATAGGTGGTGTTGCCTGAGAAGATGCGCAGGAACTGGGATTGACCGCGAGCCATTAGCGCACCCCCACGGCGCGGCGGCCTGCTGGTGTCCTGAGACTGGCGTAAACGCCGTCTGCCGTCTTGCGCATGGCGCGCTCCAGGTCAGCCATGGAAACGTACTGCTGACCGCCCTGCTGCATCACAGGGCCAGTGGTGACATTGATCTGGGCGTTGCCGCCGACGAAGCCGCCAGATGCATTGCCACCGCCCACGAAGCCGCCATTGGCGAAGGCAGGAATAGCAGCACCACCGCGAGCACCGTTCAGGTAGTTCATGGCAAAGGCTGCGGCCTTGCGCTCAGGCACAATGTATTCAGGGCCAGCCTCGCCAACTACGGCAAGCGTTCCCTGTCCGACGTAGCCACCCTTGGCGAATTGTGGGATGTTCAGCGTTGGCAGCTGATCAAACTGTGGCCCTTCTACCTTGGCTGCTATTGCGTTGGCCGCTCTGATTAAACGGTTAATGTTTTCAATCGCGCCATTTACCGCGCCAAAGACACCACGCAAAACGCCATTTAAAACGGCTTTGATTGCAGTGCCAACGCCAGTAAATACATTTTTAATAGTGGTTGCGGCTACGTTCAATGCCTTTGGCAGGAACTCCACCATCGACTGCCACGCATTCGATATTGGCGTGGTGACATTGGCTGTAAAGAATTGGCCCACTGTCTGCCCCCATGTGCCCACCCAGGCGGCAAAGTCAGTGAGCGGATTGCGGAACAGCACCGCCATTGCCACCACCGCAGCAACTGCCAGCACGGTCCAGCCGGCAGGGCCAGAGAAGAAGGCCAGCAGGCCAGGCAGCAGGGTGCCGGTTAGGAAGGTCAGGAAGCCGGTAAATGCGGCACTGATCGCCGCGATTGCAGGGCCAGCCACTGCAGCCCAGCCGGCGATGGTGGCGCCGATTTGCAGGCCGGCCAAGGCGCCGGCCAAAACGCCAAAAATGCTAATCACAGCAGAGATGGCTGGAGCCAGCACTAAGAAGGCAACAGCAAGGCTGCCAACCGTGATGATCAAGCCCTGTACGTTGGGGTCAAGGCTTCTGAATGCGTCAAACGCTTTTATTAGGTTGGCTGTCAATGCTTCTAGATGTGGCAGCAGCATGATTGCAATGTCTGCTCCAAGCCCCCCGACTTTGCCCCCCAAAGTTGTCAGCTGGTCGGCATACTTATTCATGTCTTCGGCAAATGCGGCGGTCATTTTTACCGACATTTTTTCGATTGCTGTGCCTCCCATGTTGAGCATTGGGATCAGCTCTGCCCCGCCTCTGCCCATTAGCTTCATTGCCAATGCAGCTTTTTTCGGGCCGTCCTCCATGGCCTTGAACTTATTGGCAATGTCCAGCATTACATCGCCCGAGCTGCGCAGTGTCCCGTCTGAGTTTGTGATTGAAACTTGCAGCTCTCGGAATGCATCCGAAGCGCCTTTGCCTGTCAGCCCCAGCTCTTCCATCTCGTCTGCCATTGCAGACTCGCCTGGATCTATCTTGAGAGCTTTTACCGCTTCCTCTGCTGCGCGCTTGATGATTAGGGTTTGATCCTCTGCGCCTCGCTGGATAATTGCTTTTTGCCCTTCAACTCGATCACGAATGGCTTTCTCTTCTGCGGCTTTGCGTTCGTTTAGCTGGTCGGTGATAACTTGCTGCTGATCCCGCGCCGCACGCTTACGCAACTTGCCTTCCTCCGCTGCATTATTGCGAATAATGTCAAGCGCTCTATCTTCGCTGTCTTCCAAAGAGTTAAGACTTCTTTCGCGCTCTCCATCGGATAGCGCTTGATTTGATTGTATTGCTTTTTTCCTTTGGTCAAACTCGCGTTGAATTGCCTTGATCTGGCTTTCGGTTCTATCGTCTGCCGCTTGTTCTGCTGCGTCCGACTGGTCGTCAAATTGATCATTCAATAACTGTTCTTCTCTCCGATAGCGCTTGTTTAATTCTTTTAGCCTGTCGTCTGATTCGTCTTCCAGTTTCTTCACGCGCTCATCGGCCTGCGCTTTTACGATTCTGGTTTGCTCCTTCTCGCCCTCCTCAACTGCATCCTTTGCCTTCTCCATTTCGGCTTTGGTCATTCGCCCAAAGTCAGAAGATGAAACAGCCGCTGCCATTGCCTTGGACAGCCGCCCCAGTCCGCTTGTCACCGCTTCAAGAGTTGTGCCTGATAATGCCGCTGCCTTCTTGAACCTGGCCAGCATCTCCACGCTTACGCCTGTCTGCTGTGACAGGTCGTGCATCTTGTTGCCTGCGTCAATAGAACTTTTTGCCAGCCCTGCTAGCCCTGCAGCGGACAGCAGCGGCACCAGGGAGCCCATGGAGCCAGCAAGGCCACCAGCGGCGCCGGCCATGCCTTTGAGCCCGCCTGACACTCTGCTAGCGGCACTGCCCAGCCCGTTAATGGATCGGCCTAGCGCCTGAACAGCACCTGACCCCTCAACGTCTGCCTTAATTTTCAGCAGCGCCTGCATCAGTGCCATTACTTCGCCTCCTTGTTGATCAGGTCGCGTGCGTGCAGTTCCATGATCTGCAGATCTTCCATCACGCCGGCCAGATCCTCGGTGATCTGATACAGGCTAGCCATCTGCAACACC